CAAGTCATGATAGAACCTAGAAAACAAATCAACAACATCTATGGATATGTAAGAGTATCGACAGTGCAACAAGCCAAGGATGGCTCTTCACTGGAAGACCAACAAAAGAAGATAGAGGAGTTTGTACAAGCTAAGTTCAACAGACCTGTTGACAAGTTCTTTATAGATGCTGGTGTTAGTGGAGCAAAGCCACTGACAGAAAGACCAGCCTCAAGAGAGCTGACAGATGTGATGGATGAACATGACATCATAGTTTCTACTAAGCTAGACAGATTTGCTAGGTCAGTCAAAGAGATGTTAACCATCATTCCTATATTGGAAGAGACAGGTATCACGCTTTATTTTAGTGAGCTGTTTGGAGACATGCCAGTCGTCATGCCCAAGAACCCTGAAGAGGTTGGCTTGAAAAAAAAGTTTAATATGGCTAGGCAGATGAGTGAAATGGTTATCTCTATGATGGCATCGTTTGCTGAGATGGAGAAAGAGATGATACTGGAGAGAACTTCTACTGGTAAGATCGCTTGGGCAGAGAAAGGTTACTCTATTGGTGGCGAAGCACCTTTTGGTTATACCAAAGAGTATGAGGAGATTGGCTCAAGGCGACACACTAAATTAGTGCCTTTACCTGAAGAACAAGAAGTGCTCAAAACGATATACGCTTGCAAGAAAAGAGGTCTGGGTTGGAGAAGGACAGCCAAGCAAGTACAGTCTTTACATCCTGAACACGCAAACTTCACACCATACAAAGTGGGCAAGATACTGAAAAGAAAGTATCAAGGTTTACCTGAAACTTCATAATCTTAAATTTTGGTCTATAATGAAAAGACCATGAATGAAGACATACAGTTCTGCATAGATAAGATTGACTATTTGCTGACCTACAAATTTATAACGACACCAGTGAAAGAAGAGCTAAAGGTTGTAAAAACCAAGCTTGAAGGAGTTAGTTAGTGGCAGTCGGTTGGGGTCGTGCTGGTTGGGGTGAAGACTATTGGGGTGCTACCTCAGTATCAGTATCGCTGACAGGTGTAGGAGCTACAACCTCAGTTGGTTCACTTTCAGTAGATGCAGAAGCCAACATAACACTTACAGGTGTAGCAGCTACAGCTTCTACAGGCACAGCAACAGTAGACGCAGAAGCTAATGTTACTCTTACAGGCGTTTCATCAACCTGTTCAACAGGAACACCAGCCATACAACCTGACTGTAATGTTTCACCTACAGGATTAGCAGCTACAGGTTCAGTTGGAACACCCACATTCGATGCAGAAGCTAACGTACCTATTACAGGCGTAGGAGCGACCAGTGCTTTAGGCACTGTTATTATTCATGAAAACGAAGTTGTAGAAGTTACTGGTTTTGGTCTGACAGCCAGTGTTGGTGCTGTTTCTACAGTGGCAAAAGCGA